AAAATATACAAGCTGAGACTCAATCTAAAATGCAGATTAAACAAGCAGAGGTTGCTTATGAGATCGAGAAGATGAAAAGTGAGGCTCAATTAAAAATGGAGCTTATGCAACTAGAATTCCAAATGCAAATGCAGCTTAAAGGAGTTGAGGTTGAAGCCGTAAAGACAAAGGAGCAAATGAAGGAAGAAGCTAAAGATAAGCGAGTAAGTCTACAAAATACACAGCAGTCTAAACTAATTGATCAACGAAAAAATAACTTGCCACCAATGACATTTGAGTCAAATGAGGATAGTTTGGATTCGTTCGATTTGGCTGAATTTGAGCCTAGATAGTATAAAATTATAATTAAGTAACTTTGCAAAAAATTAAATCAAATGGAAAACACTTTCACTGTAAGGGACTTGGGTGTCGCCGAACAAAAATCAGTACAGGAAGTTGAACAAGAGTTATTGGCTAAGCATGAAGAGAGTATTGCTGAACCAGAACATGTAGAAGTTCAAAACGAGACTGAAGTAGAATTACCAGCAGAGCCAGTAAAGGCAGAGCTAGAAGATAATGACGTTCTTTCATATATTAAGAACAGATACGGAAAAGAAGTAAACTCTATCAATGATCTTTTTGCGGAAAGAGAAGAAAAGAAAGAGGACTTACCAGAAGACGTAGCTGCGTATTTTAAATACAAAAAAGAAACTGGACGTGGAATTGAAGATTTTGTTAAACTAAACAGAAACTTTGATGACATGGATCCGGATGATTTATTAGTTGAGTACTACTCTCAAACAGAAGAGGACTTAGACAGAGATGATATTCAATATATGATCGAAGATAAGTTTGCTTACGATGAAGAGTTTGATGATCCTAAGGATATCAAGAAAAAGGAAATCGCTAAGAAAAAAGAGCTTGCTAAAGCTAAGAAGTTTTTTGATGAGTACAAAGAAACTTATAAGACGCCTCTTGAGTCAAAAGGTGGATTGGTTTCGGATGACGAAAAGGAAACTTACAATGCTTACAAGAAATATGTTCAAGATTCCACTAGTCAACAAGAAGAGAATCTTAAAAAGTCTCAATACTTTCAAAAGAAGACTGAAGAACTTTTCTCTGATGAATTCAAAGGTTTTGATTTCAATGTAGGAGATAAGACAATTAAGTTTTTGCCTGGAGATGTTGCAGAGATTAAGAAGGCACAATCTGATGTTACCAATTTTATATCTAAGTATTTAGATGAAAACGGATTAATTTCAGACCATGTTGGTTACCATCGTTCATTAGCTGCCGCTATGAATCCAGAAAAAGTTGCTAAGTTCTTTTATGAACAAGGTAGAGCAGAGGCGTTATTAGATAACACCAAAAGAATTAAGAATATAGATATGGAGATGAGAAACTCTCCACAATCAATTGCTCAGTCTGGATTTAAAGTTGTTGCATCTGATGGAGATAGCGGAAGAGGACTAAAAATAAAAAGTAATAGAAACAATTAAAAACTAAAACAAAATGGCTGGATCAGTACAAGCAACCCCAGGGTTCGCATTACAACCAAGTGCTACAAGACAAACTTTAAGCACTAACTACATTACAAATTTCGACTTCTTGAATCAGTATCTTCCTGATACTTATGAGAAAGAATTCGAGCGTTACGGAAATCGTTCTGTTGCATCTTTCTTAAGGGCAGTAGGAGCTGAAATGCCGTCTAACTCAGACCTTATCAAATGGGCAGAGCAAGGTCGTCTTCACACTAAATACATTGACTGTGCTTCTGATGCAGCTGTAGGTGGAGATACTGCTACAATTACAGTAAGTGATACTTTAACAGGATCTATCGCTTTCAAACCAGGTCAAACAGTTTTCTTGTCAGATAATGCTTCTGCTGCTAACTCAAACAAAGCTATCATCACTTCTGTTGATTATGCTGCTGGTACTTTTGACGTAGCTTACTACGAAGCTGCTGGACAGTCTTTCGCTGCTACTGCAACTGTTACTGCTTTCGTTTATGGTTCTGAATTCAAAAAAGGAACTGAAGGTCAAACTGAATCTTTAGAGGCTCAAGACGATATCTTCGAAAACAGCCCAATCATCATCAAAGAGAAATACGCTGTTTCTGGTTCTGACATGGCTCAAATCGGATGGGTTGAAGTAACTACTGAAAATGGAGCTACTGGATACTTATGGTACATTAAATCTGAGCACGAAACTCGTTTGCGTTTCGAAGATTACTTAGAGATGTCTATGATCGAAGCTGTTCCTGCTGAGGCTAACTCTGGAGCTGTAGCTAATACTGCTTTTGGAAACAAAGGATCAGAAGGTTTATTCTACGCTGTAGGACAAAGAGGTAACGTATGGTCAGGTGGTAACCCAACTGCATTAGCTGATTTCGACGCTATCATCCAACGTTTAGACAAACAAGGAGCTATCGAAGAAAACGTATTGTTCATCAACCGTCAATTCTCTTTCGATATCGACGATATGTTGGCTGCTCAAAACTCTTATGGTTCTGGTGGTACTTCTTATGGTTTGTTTGACAACGATAAAGAAATGGCATTGAACTTAGGATTTACAGGATTCCGTAGAGGTTACGATTTCTACAAAACTGACTGGAAATACTTGAACGACGCTACACTTAGAGGTGGAGTTGTTGGAGGTGCTATCAATGGTGTATTAGTTCCTGCTGGATCTACTACTGTTTACGATCAAGTACTTGGTAAAAACGCTAAACGTCCATTCTTACACGTTCGTTATAGAGCTTCTGAAACTGAAGACAGACGTTACAAAACTTGGATTACTGGTTCTGCTGGTGGAGCACAAACTTCTAGCTTAGATGCTATGGAAGTTCACTTCTTGTCAGAAAGAGCTTTATGTACTTTAGGTGCTAACAACTTCTTCTTGTTCGAGAACTAGAAAATAGTTAACAATATACCAGGGTGTAACAGCCCTGGTTATTTTTTTAAATTTAAAATCTTATCAAATGGCAAATCAAATTTCAAGTACAGACAAGATGTACGTACTTAAGAAAAAAAACACTCCGCTATCTTACATGTTAGCATCAAGAAACACACGTAGATCTCCGTTACTACACTTCGACGGAAAATCAAACAGACCTTTAAGATATGCAGTTAACCAAAAGAGCCCGTTCGAAGACGAACAGGATGGTAACGCTATTTTAGAACCTATTGTATTTGTAGACGGCGCATTAAAAGTATCAAAAACAAATCCAGTACTACAATATTTTTTAGAACTACACCCTGGTAATGGACAAGTATTTGAAGAAGTAAACACTTAGGATCTCTAGGGTATCTAATGTACTGAGTAGATACGCTTGATTGTATTGTTGTTGGGTAGACAGTTATGCTATCACCTTCAAGAACGTATGCTGGATATAATACAGACGGCGCTGTTAAATTAGAAGATAATAAGTTTAATATCTTGTCTTGAGATGTTCTATCAATCTCTTTTGTTCCGTATCTTACAGTGTTTAAATAATAGAAATCTTCAGGAAGTGTAAATACTGGATCATTAAATACAAGGTTGGTAGTAGATGATAAGCTATCAATAACTTCCTCTACATTCTTAACTATATCTGCATATCCGCTTCCTGACTGTCTAGCGTTTTGTTTTAATATCCACGTATTATACTGATAGAAATAATCTTCGAATATATCTAGCTGAGCCTGTTTAACATATAAGTTAAAGTCATCAGGAGTAATATACCCGAAGTTATTCTTATTAGCAACAGATAATACAGTGTTTCTTACTGAGTTTATCATTCTTAAAAACTTTTTACAAAGATAATAAAAAAAAGCGCCCTGTAAAAGAGCGCCTTTAAACATAAAAGAAAAGTAATTTACTCGATTTTATTCTCAAGTAATCTCAACACTTCAATACCTTCATCTGTCTGTAGATAAGAAGCTAATATGTAAATATGATTTTCCCCGAAAGGTACTGTCAATAATTTTTTCTTGTTTTGTGGAAGATTAAAGTAAATATCTCTACCTTTATTCTTTAACTTTAATAAGTCATACTCAAAGAATTTAGCACATGTATTACGTAACTGCAACATTGGATCATTCAACATCTCTAAAAATGACATTGGATAATTTCTTGCATAAACAAATACA